CGCTTCTTGCACAAAGTAATTTGGCAAAAGGGGGTATCAAAAAGAAAACAAACAAAGAAAAGTTTAAGGGAAGGAAAAAAATGGGAAATAAAAAAGCACCAGAATTGCATTTGATCGATGGAACGGTTCCGCGCAAGGGAAGGGCTGCGCCATTGCCGGACAACCTCAAGCAGCGCATTCCCAAAGCGGAATGGCTAGACAATCCTGACGCATGGGATAAAGAAAAGTTTGTTCAGGAAACCGCAGAGTTTTTATTTTCGGTTTACGGAATTGGGAACGATCAGGACAAGCACACACTCGCGATGCTTGCCGACCATATCGACCTTTACATTAAATGCACTACCGGGATTGCGCAGGAAGGGATCGTCGTTGAGTTTAATAACGGTCGAACAGTCGGGCCAAACCCTTATGTGTCCATCCGAAATAAAACCATGACGGTCATCATCCAGCTAATGAACGAACTCGGATTAACGCCAAGAAGCAGATTGTCTGCTGGCAAAATGGAAGATCAAAGTCCGGTCGCTCAGTTCCTGAAGGGGCCAATGGCGCAATGAATTGGCAAGATGGCGTAGTGTATGCAAGAGATATTGCAAAAGGCGAAATCAATGTTTGCAATGATGTGCGTCTTGCTTGCCAACGGTTTTTGAATCAATACGAAAATACCGAATGGGAATACGTTTTTGATGAACGATTCCCGCAGCACGTTCTAAACTTTGCTGCCGCATTAACCCACACCAAAGGCCCACAAGCAGGGCAACCGATAGTATTAGAACCATTCCAAATTTTATTTATCTGCGCAATATATGGGTTCCGCAGTAAAAAAGATTTGACGCAAAGGATGGTCACAGACGTAATACTTTTCATCCCTCGCAAAGCAGGTAAGTCCACATTAACTGCGGTAATCGCACTGTATGAATTGCTGTGTGGTGAGGCAGGGCCGGAAGTCTTTACGTTAGCAACAAACCGGGAGCAAGCAACCATTGTGTTCGATGCCGCCAAAGGGTTTGTCGAAAGTATGCCAAGTGAGTTAAGCAGTTTGTTTAACGTCAGCAAATATACGATTGGAAAGCGTGGCGATTCTCAATCGATGTTCAAAGCATTAAGTCGCGACACTAAAAAGACAGGCGATGGTAAAAATCCATCGTGCGTCATTATTGACGAAGCGGCACAAATCGTAGATAGGAATAGCGTCGAGGTATTATATTCAGGGATGGTGGCGCGTAAGAATCCATTGCGCATTTATATTACGACTGCATCGTTTACCAAAGACACTAAATTTTATGAAGATTTTGCACTTTATCGGGCTATGCTTCATGGTGACAGTGACGATAATCCTCGCTGGTTTGGCCTTCTGTATGGTTTGGACATGGCTGATGATTGGCGAAATCCTGGGATTTGGGCTAAAGCTAATCCGATGCATGGAATCAGCGTGTTTGAAAATGCTATTCAGCAACGAGCAGAAGAAGCAAAACACAAACCGGCAGTATTAAACGAATTCCTTTGTAAGACGCTAAACGTCTTTGTTTCTGCCAATACCGCATGGATTGATCGTGCGAATTGGGATGATCCCAAAAGTATTATTGGTGCGCCTCGCGAAACGCCTGAAGCAGTGTTCATTGGATTCGACTTGGCGGCAACACGCGACTTAAATGCGGTTTGTACGCTAAAGCGATTTGGCGAAATGGATTATGAAGCGCATTGGCAATTCTTCCTGCCGGAAGAAGGGGTTAACCTAATACCTAAACACTACTCTGATATTTTTCGCGTGGCGGTCAAAAGCGGCATTCTGAAATTGACGGAAGGTAACGTCATGGATGATAGAGAAATATCGGAATACATCAAAAGCGAGTGCCAGAAGTATGACGTTAAAGAAGTCGGCTACGATGCATATAACGCAGCATCGATGGTGGCTCGCTTGCATGATGCTGGAATACCTGTTAAAAAGGTAGGGCAAGGAATGGCGGTGTTAAACAATCCGTCGAAATACGTTGAGAAATTAATCCTAAACAATCAAATCAAACACGATGGCAATCCGTTTGTGGGATGGCAGTTGGGCAACTGTGAAGTTTATACAGATGTAAACGGCAACATTAAAATCCGCAAGAATGAAGCGGATAAGGCAGCAAAGGTTGATGGAATCATTGCATTAATTATTGCTGCGCACTGTTCCTTGGATAATCCGTTTGTTTCAAATACGTTTGGATTCAGAAGTTTTCAGATGTAATACATAGGAAAATGTGGGGAAAACATGGGATTGTTCGACAGATTCAAAGGCAAAAAGACGCAAATAAATGAGGCAAACGTTGTCCTTGGTCAGATGCAGTTGGGCAACCAAGTCATCATTGGTAGTGCGACTAACCAACCTGCGCAACAACTTCTTTATGTAACCACATCCAGCACAACGGTTGCTGGCAGAACACTCGACATTTCTGCGTTAACGCGCAACTCAACCGTCATGGGATGCGTTGGCGTAAAGGCGAGAGCATTATCCCAATGCAGCATTAGTATTATGTCGAAGTCGGAAGATGGCACATTTGTGGATGCCATCGCAAATCCTGACGTTGGAACTCGCGACAAGACCAAAGCAAAGCAGGTTTTAAATTTGCTGATGAACCCGAACAACTTCCAAAGCACTTATGAGTTTTGGTATCAATGGGTGATGTGGCAGGAACTAGCTGGCGAATCGTTTACTTTGTGGTGGCGCAAAGATCAGCAAGACAGTAATGCCACACCAATCGAGATGTACAACCTTGATTCAACCCTTATTACTGTCAAACTATCGAACACACGATATCCCATCTATGTGCTATCTAGCCCATCATATGGGTTTTCTAAAGATACACCATTAGAGTATTACCAAGTCATGCACGTTAAGGAAGCAGCATGGCAAGGTTCCTCCGGTTTTAACAAAGGTATTTTGGCAACTGAATTGGTCGCACTAGATCAAGACATCGATGTGTATGCCAACTTTGTTATGCAGAATGGCGCAAAACCGTCAGGCGTATTTATGACGGATCAAGTAATACCTGATGTGAAATACAAGGAAATTGCTGCGCGTATTAAAGAAGCGTGGAATAGTCTTATGGGCAGCAGAGCAAACGATCCAAGCAAACCGGGACAGGGGATGTTGCTGGATCAAGGTATGAAGTATGAACCTGTCAAAATGCTTACATTGCAAGATGCCGACGCTGCTTCATTAAAGACACAAACCATGAAGCGCATTTGTGGATTGTTTGGCGTTCCTCCGGCGATGCTTGGCATTGCTGACCAAAAATATAATAATACTCAGACGATGCTTGATGAGTTTTACAAAACCGTCATGTATCCAATGATTATTAATGTCGAGCAGAAGTTAAATAAATCATTGCTAAAAGGATACCCAAATCTATGCGTGAGGTTCGACACAAAGGATTTTTTGAAAGGCGCAGCACTCGACCAAATGAATTTCGTAGTTGCTGGCGTAAACGCAGGTATTATGACGGCAAATGAGGCGCGAGTTTATTTGAACATGAGTGAACTAGATGGCGCAGACGAATTAAAAAACGACGGTAAACAACAAGACGCAATATCCGGTACAAGCCCACAAGATACCGGCGGTGGTGGCGGCAATCAAACTAGACGCATGAATATAGGTATTACATGAACCGTATGAAATTTGCGTTAGCATCTTTAGCTTTTCAAATCAAGAGGCAAGATGTTAAGATTCCCGCAACTGAACCACCCTATACGATAAAAGATGACAACCAATCAATTAAATATGGGGTGATTAATGAAGACATTGACAGTAATTTGCGAAGCGCGATTGAGTCTTCCGGCAAGAGAAAAAGAGGCAGACCAAGAACCAAGCGGCAAGATTGAGGCAGTAGTTACGACTTGGGGTGCGCGTGAAGGCGCAGACGGTCGCAAGTTCAATTATCAGCCCGAAGGTTTCCAAGATTGGGCAGAAGCATTTATGGAAGGCGACAGGCCGTTGCCGATGTTTCTGAACCACAACGATAACGGAATGCCAGTAGGTGAATGGAACGAATTTACATTCACTGACGAAGGTATGACAGCAAGCGGCAAGCTTTATCTAAATACCGTTGGCGGTTCCGACTTGTATCAAATCATCAAAGAATCGCCGAATATGTTTGGTGGCGTTTCTGTTGGCGCATATGCTGACGAATACCAATGGGTAAAAGAGGATGGCACTGCCATGACTATGGGCAGTGACGATCCAGAAGAAGATGGATATTTCCAAATTACCAAAGGTGGTTTGCGCGAAGTATCAGTCGTAATGCATCCAAACAATCCCAATGCAGAAATTAGCAAGCTAGAGGCATTTGGCGATGATGGTGTTTTAAATCCAAGAATTTTAGAGCGTATCTTGCGTGATGCAGGTGTCGCTAAAAAAGATGCGACTACCGCATCAAGTATCGTCAAGAAAGTATTGGATAGGCGTGATGCTCCCAAGAAATCTGAAGACGCTGCCAGTCGGAGTGATTCTGATGCGGTAGTGAAGGAAGCTGAAGCAATTCTCGCTGCATTAGAACAGCGCGATTTGTTGAAGGCATTAGAAAAACGCATTGTATAAAGGAACGATCATGCTAGATAAAATTCTTGAAAAGGTTGACGCAATCGAGGCATCCAATATCGCCAAGATTGAAACCATTAAAACCGAAGTCGATCAGAAACTGCAATCGACTGTCGAAACCGCAAAATCAGAAATTACTGAACAAATCGCTGCACTAGAAGCAAAAGTCGCATCGATCAATATTCCTGAAATTATTCGCGCACCACATAAGACTATTCGCGGTGACGTTAATCGTCGCGTTCGTGAACAGTTGGCAGCGTTTACTAAAGATTCTGGTAGCAAGCTACACAAAGAAATCAAACTGTGGGAAAGCGAAGATCAGCACACAGCATATATGCTGGAAGCGTCAACATTGACAGGTTCTGGTGCTGGCATTGGTGGTCGCACTGCCTACGATCCAGTATTCCACAGACTGCGTCTGCTGAACCCGATGCGTGGCGTTTCGCGTAACGTATCTACCGATGGTTCGACATATCAGTTCCGAGCAAAAACCGGCGACGCTGGTGCAGCATGGGGTTATGCAATCCAGAATAACGGAGCAGCGACCACTGTTGGTACAAACATCTGGCAACTGAATATGCAGGATATTAACGTTCAGTTTCCAATCCGTACCGCTGCACTGGATGACATCGATGGTTTGGAAGCAAACGTCGTTGACGATATGCTGCAAGAATTCTCGCAGCAAGAAGGTTTGTCGATGATTCTTAACAACGACCAAGCTGGTTCCACCACTACTGCGTATGGTGCGACTAATGGTCTGCGTGGTCTAAATCAGTATCCCGGCGCAAACGGTTCGTACACTGGTGGCACTATTTCTACTGCTGCTTTCGGCAATAGCGGTACTGCTTCGACTGATGGTCTGCATAGCATCGCAACTTACGATCAAATTACAACGAACGGTTTTGGTTCTGCAAACAACGTACAGTTTGCCGACATCATTAACTTCCTGCATTCGCTGCCACAGCAATACTGGTCGAACAGCAACAAGTTCATCATCAACCCAATCATGCTTGCTGGCATTCGTGGTCTTGTCGATGACAACGGTACTCCAGTGTTTGAGCGTATGTCGCCGTTGGTGTACGAAGGCATTGTCGGCAAACTGCTTGGCTACGATGTAGTGGTCAACAGCTACTTGGAAAACCCAACTGCTCCCGGCGGTTCCGCTGGCACAAACAGTCAGTATCCAATGTACTTTGGTGACTTCAATCGCGGTCACACCATCGTTGATCGTCTGAGCATGGTTCTGCGTCGCTATGAGCAAACTCAGCCCGGATTTATCACGTTCTACGGTGAAAAGCGTTTGGCAACTTCTGTTGTTGATCCGTTTAGCATCATTCGCTATCGTTCAACAGCGACAGGCGCGTAATAAAGCAGGGGAGGAAACTCCCCTTCTTTGTATATTTGGATAAGGAACTCATGATGAGTGGACATCAAAAAATTCTAGACGGAATCAAAACATCTTTGCAGGAAAATCGCAAAGTCAAAATTGATTTGAGTGAAGCATCTACTTTAACCGGATCAGGTCTGGATATTGGCGGTCGCACTCATTTTGATGAAGTCTTTGCTCGACTGCGTTTGTCAAATCCGTTTCGCATGGGTAGTCGCATTATTAGAACGCCGGATATGTCGGAAGTTCAGTTCGTGGCAAAAACTGGTAACGCGACCAATCAAACAAATCCTTGGGGTTATACGTTTACGCCGGATAGCGGAACGCCTAACACTGCAACATCAATTTGGCAGTTGCCGACGCGAGTGATTACCGCACAATTGCCAGTTCGTACTGCGGCACTTGACGATATAAATGGTTTGCAAAACGAATTAGTAGAGGATTTGATTCTTGAATTTGGTCAGCAAGAGGCGTTTTCGATGGCGCAAAACAATGACCAAGCAGGTAGTACCACAAACGTATATGGCGGCACAAACGGATTGCGTGGCTTAGATTATTACACTAGCGGAGTAACCGCAGCATTCGGTACAAGCGGCACAGCGATGACCAACGGTATTCATACGCTTGCAACGGTTTCGCTTGGTGGCGTAACGCCAACCTACAACAAGATTATAGATATTGCTAATGCATTGCCTTCTGTGTATTGGTCAAAACCGTCAACAGCATGGCACATGACACCAACAATGATTCAGACGCTGCGCGGATTAAAAGATTTGCAGGGGTTGCCGTTGTTCCTTGATGGCGGTGAACCAAAAGAAGAAGGCGCATTGTGTTCTATTTTCGGTTGGCCTGTAATTCCTAATGCATACCTAAGTTCAACATTCCCAATTTATTTAGGTGATTGGGAACGGTTTATCACGATTGCAGATGTGGAAGAAATGTCCATTCAAATGATGGATCAGACTGCGCCGGGATTTATTACGATGTATGCAGAAAAGCGTTTGGTATCGACTGTTCGTGATCCATTTGCAGGTGTTCGTGCAAGCGCAGCATAAAGGAATAAATTATGCCGGTTGAAAATCAAACTCTCGCGCCATTCTATTCAGATCAGCGCAATCCGTACAATTACTCAAAGATTGTACAGACCGACCGAGATTTGGCAACGGCATGGTTAACGCTTGAAGAAATTACGCAGCAACTAAACCTGTTTGAAGATGAAAGCCAAGATACTTATTTGGAAGGGTTAGAACTTGCAGTAAGGATGGCTATTGAGGATTACTTGGGGATGGCAATTTTCCCAACTCAATACAAAGTTTATTACCCTAATTTTGGTTTGTACAACACATCTGTTTATTTGGATTTGCCAGCGATATCGCAAGAATTGCAAGGAACAGCAGGTGTTGTAATTAATAGGGTTGAATGCTATACGACATCAAACACTGTTCCAACATTGATTGCGTCAAGTCAATATTCTTATGATCCTACAGGCAATCAAGTAATCTTGACTGCGTTACCAAATGCGTTGAATCAAACAGTAGCAAATCCAGTAGTTGTTACTTATACGCAAAACAGAAGTCCAATAGCAAATTATCCGGTGGTCAAACAAGCAGGGTTGTTGTTGTTAACGCACTTGTATAACAATCGTTCTACGGTAGGTGATACAACAACGATGAAAGCGCAAATACCGTTTGGCGTGGATCAGTTGCTTAGACCTTACAAAACATTGGTGATGTAATGACAATCGTTCGGTATGAAAACATTACTGTTAACAACGTCACAAATGGCGTTGACAGCATTGGTCAATATACCCAAGCGATTACTGAATGGTTTAAGACAAGAGCATTAACGCATGATGTAGCAAACAGCGTCAGAATTTCAGAGCGTTATCGTGTGTATTCAGATGTGGTTACGTTTACAGTGAATTACACACCAAACACAAAATTGATGGTGGATCGGCAAAACGATTACAGCATTACATGGCGCGACCATGATTGGCGCATTGTAGATGTAAGAGAAACAAACGACAGGCAGAAAGTTATTTTTTATTGCTACAGAAATGATCCAGATACCAAAGTATGAGCGTACAACAAAACCCATTTGCATATGCTGAAAGCATCCAGTATCAACTGGCGCAGATTGTTAATCCTGTGCCGGTATATGCTGCTTTCAACCGCAATTGGGCAACGCAAACAAAGTTTGTAACGTGGCAATTAAGAAATATTCATCAACCTGTTTATACTGGACAAACACAAAGCAACAAAGGCATAGACACACCAATATTCCAAATATCCATTTTTACAAAAGACATGGATGATGCGTTTAATCTATCCAATGACATTTTGTTTGATTTGCATGGGTATTCAGGAATGTTTGGCGATCCAGCGGAAAGCGGATTTTTTATTGCTAAAGCGGATGTTGTTTGGTTGTACAACACATATGATGACGATATAGGCATGAATCAAATTATTCTGGATTGCACTATATACGTTCCCACATAAGACAAGAATGACTAACTTTTTTTCGTGAAGGAAAAATAACATGGCTCTTATCAATAAAGTCCTACCCGGATATGTGGCAACTATTTGGTGTCAAGATGACGTAACACCAACCCCATTTACCGATACTCAACTAGGCACATGGGCAAACGTCGAAACTATTATTGGCGTACCTGCTGGCGGTACTGGTACTGCCGGTATCCAAATCCCTGTGGAAATGGTTCCTCCGTTTGGTTCCGATGATGCGTTTGCCGCATATTCAATCGCTGGTGCGCGTACTGGTGCAAAGATCACCACACAAAACCAAGTAACGTCATTGACCATTACTTGTCCTTGGAACCCTGCTGATCCAGCGCAATTGCTGATGCGTGATGATGGCGACAGCGGCACGATTATCCGTACCTACGTCATTGCTGTTTATGATGGCACTGACACTGTTGCATATGCGTTCAATGGTCGCATTGGTGGTTTGAAATGGGATATGTCTCCATCGGCAGAAGGTAAGTTTGAATTTACCATCCACCCGACAGGCGGCAATTCCTACGGATGGTCAAACTCTTAATATGACGCGCCTCCTTCGGGAGGCGTTTTTACACAACATGACAACGATAAACAACTCAACGGATTTGCTGGCATTTATAATCAGTCAGGCCAATAGCGGTTCAAAAAATTGGTTTGGTTTTCAGCAGCAACGAATCGCTGGTATAGATGCAGCATACAAAATGGCAATTACTCATGGTGACAAAATGTCGCCGGAAGAAATTGTCGATTATGTAATCAAACTAAATAATACAATCTACGACAAAATGTTGAGAGGATAAGATGCGACTTTCGGAAAAGCTAAAGATTAATCAAGACGTTTTACGCACCAGATCATTCACGTTAGCAGGGCAAAAGTTTAAGGTAAGAGTTCCGCTTGCTGTAGAACTTGAAGCAATTAATAAACGGATTTCAGAAATAGATGGGCAAGAAAAGGTCGATGAATTTTTGCAACCATTGTTGGATAAAAAGTCGATTCTAGAAAGCGAATCAATCATTTATCTGGAAGATGATGTAATTGTTGATGGCAGATCAACAAAGGAATTGGCAAAGCTAACTGCGCAAACTGAACAGCGCATTTTGGAAATGGTTAAATTGTTAGTGCCTGAAATGGAAGGCATTAACATGGAAGAAATAACATATCAGGAAATTAAGGAAGAATTTCCGTTTCCTGTACAACTAGAATTGATGAAAAAAATATCCGAAGTAATTTCACCCGGATATGAGGAAGCAAGAAAAAACTAATTGGCTCATTGCGTCAACAAACACGCGCATACATATTTGCGCATGGAGGCAACCCGGATGCAATGAGCGAAGATGATTTCAGATCAGTAATGATCGGTTATGCAGATGGGATCATTGGCAACAGAGCAATATTAATAGCAATAGGTAGTTTAACTGCTGGCGTTTTTAATTACGTTCGGTCAGAAAAAAGCAGTGCATATTCATTAAAAGATATTCTTGGTACGGCATACGATTACATTTACCCACCACAAACAGACGAACAAAAAAAGCATGACGTAAACGAACGACTAAAAATGTTCATCCTTTCAAGACCCGGAGCAGAGGCATACATAAAATGAAAAATTCACAAGTATGGGGTGCGGATGAACTAGCTTATTTGTTAGATCAAATGAGCAAAGACTATGGCGTTAAAAGCGCAGATAAAAATGTATTGATCCCGGCAGCGCGTAACGCCATGAAGATTGTTCTAGCTGCTGCTAAAGGTAAGCTAGTTCCTGGACATGGTTACGACACTGGACAGTTGCAGCGCACGTTGCGCGTCAATTCCCGCTTGGTTAATAAACGCGATATGCGTTCCAAATACGTTGACCAAAATGATTTAGTTATTTCCCAAGTTAGCGCATTGCTGAACAAACAAGGCAATGACGTATCTGATGGTCGCGCCATGTTCGTTGAATACGGCACGAAGAATCACAACAAAACAATTACCGCACCAAAAGGCGCATCCAAGCGCAGCATCACTGCATTGCAACGTGAGTTTGGAACAGTGCGTATGGCAGCGCGGCCATATCTCAGGCCAGCATTGCAAGAAAATACTACGTCAGTAACAGACAAGCTGAAAGTAGAAATTCAGTCGCAGATTACGAAGTACAAAGCAAAAGAAGCAAAGAAATAAAGGATAAGCAATGTCATTAATCGCTAGATTAGGTGTC